CTATAATGATACTGTGTGCTAGTATGAATGCACAGTCTTGTATGGTAATAACAGGAAATGAATTGCATACAAGTAAAGAAAAATGTTTTGAAGATGCTATAGCTAAAGCTAATAAAGCTGTTACATATCCACAGGTACATCAAGCAAGACCATTTTGTCAGGTAATACCGGGAACAGAACAGCCAGATAAGGTGGAGATATAATGCCAAGAGAGTTGACACAAAAGCAAAGATTGTTCTTAGATGTTTTATTTGATACTTTCCAAACATCTCAGGTCGGAGGAGCAAAAAATATAGTAAGTTTATTCCCTAACGATTTTAATTTTATGGGAACTACTAATAAAGATGTAGCACTCACTGAAGAAGATTTAAGAAAAAAGATAACTAATAGTATAAGCGTGAGTGATCCAGAACAGGCTGTCGCTAATTATAAAACTTTTGCGAATGTTATTCAACAACTTTTACTTAATAAACAAGACGACGAAACTCTTGAACAAAAAGTTAACAGGTACAAAGGTAAAATTCCTGACCAACCTTAGTGTAAAAACTAACTAACATAACCCGAACTGCTGTGACAGAAGATATTAATGAACTAACAGGGAGATCTTTATCTCAAATTTTAAGTGCTGGTGGTGCAGCAGCGAATGATAATTCACTAGACTTTGATACTTGGGATAAAACTTCTGCGGAACACATTGATAATAAAATTGATAAACTTAGGGGGTATGGAAATTATTTAAGGGAGTATGAACTAGATAGAGGATTTCTTGATGGTCAAACAGAGTATACAATCAATGAGGTTATAAAAGATAGTATAAGAAAAGTTGACCCTGATTATGAACTGCCAGTTTACGGAGGATCTGTAGATTCAGACGCAGCTATGTTAGGAATGGTTTTTGGGGAGGAGCGAAAACAAAACTACTATGATGCAATATCAAATGGTGCTTCTAGGGATGATTTTATTGACGTACTTAATGACGCTAAAACTTATCTTGTAGAAACAGACCAATTAAAATTAGCTTCTCTGCAAAGAACTAATGAAGATGGGGAAACTTACTTTGAGATTATAGGAAATGGTAATTCAGGTGAAAGAGATACAGCTATTAAAGAATCTTTAAACTTAGGTGCTTTACGTTATAGAGATCTATGGCAAACCCCGATTGGATATGGAGAAGAGTACGAAGGAGTAAACAGATTCCAAGCAGCTCGCTACGCAAAAATCCAAACTGAATTTGCTAACTCTTCTCAAAGCAGAACTGACGAAAAAATTTATGATGAATTAATTGAAGATACAAAAACCTATTTTGATAAAGAACCTAAAGATAGAGATGACCCTTCTATATTGATAAATAAAGCAAGAACCCTTCTAGGAAATAATTTTTCTAAAGGTAAAGAAATCCCCTCCGATGTTGCAAGAAACAGGTTTCAGGATGCAGAAATAGTTGACGTATTGGAGCAGATCGCTGTTTATGATAAGTATCAAAAAGGGGAAGTAAAATTTATTACAGATGATAAGAGACTACATGAAAATATAAAAGTCACTAATAATGGAGTTGCTGTACCACATCTACAGTTGCTAACTAATAGAGTTCAATTTGAGCTTGCTGTTGAACAAAAAATTCAAAAAGGTGATTTAACGGAACGCCAAAAAGATTTCTTAGAAAACAACCGAAAACTTTATCTTACAAATAACTACGAAGCTTATGATGAGTTATTTAAAGGAGAAGCTTTGGGTGATAAGTGGACAGCAGCCAAGACTGACGGAGTACAAGAAGGTAAAGATAAAACTGAAATATTGGATGACTTTTTATCAGACCCCTCCGTATATAGTTCGTTAGGGAATAAGTTCATGGCTATTGCTGACTCCGTGGGGGATTCCTTTTCAGGATTGGCTTTTGTACTTCCAGCTTTGTTTGGCAATAAAAATGCAATAAATTTTCTTGTTGAGCAAGAAGAAGATAGGAGAAACAGAAGAGAAGTAGCTAAAGTATTTGGGGATAAGTTTGGTATAGGTATGGATGTTGCAACAACATTAACCCCTGCCTTAGTTGATATTGGAGCTACTGCATTAGCAAGCTCTGCTACTTTCGGAGCAGGTGGATTATTATACCTTGGTGCAAAGCAAGGAGCTAAAGTAACAGCAAAAGGATATGTGAAAAGTATTATAGGTACTGCCTTCATTAAACAGTTTGGGGAAACTGGAGAACAAGCTGCTTTACGTTTAGCTACTAAAAACAAAGTACTGAAACTATCAGAGGAAGGTGTTGTATCACAAGGAGTTGCTGATGCTATTAATTCCTACAATAAAATGATAGCTAACAAGACTATAGTCAATCGAGTGCAGAACTCAGCTATATTTGTAACTTCGGCAAACAGATCAGCAGGTAGTACTTACGCTACTGTATATAGCAACCTTGATGGTGACCACGCAGAAAAACATGATAAGGCTTTAGGAGCTGCTTTGATGGCAGGTGCAGCTACAGGATTAATAACAACTGGTTTTAGTGCTATAGGAAAAGGTGGTTTTGAAAATGCTTTGTTAAGAGGACTAACTTTTAACCAACAGAAGTTTGCTTTAGAAAGATTATCAAGATCAAAACTAACGAGGCTAGATACAGAAAACCTTATAAAAGAAACTGTTAGCACTAGAATTAAAGAAATAACAAGGACTGGTTTTGGTGACCTATACCAAAGATTTGTTAAAGCTGGTACAGAAGAATTTGTTGAAGAGGCTATAGATGAATTTGTAAATAGTTTTATTGTAGATGCTGCACTAGATCAGAATACACCAATGATTGAAAAAATTAGTGGTGCTTTATACGCTGGTCTGATTGGAGGAATCATAGGTCAGGGTGCATCAGCAGCTCGTGCTATAAAAGATAGAAGAGATTCCGCAGTTGTAGGGCAACTAGCTGAATTTCAACAGCAGGAAGAAACTAAAATCATTAAAGCTTTAAGAGAAAATAACTCTCCAATAACGGCTGCTTTGGTAGAGGATCGTGTACGATCTTTACTTAGAGGTCCAGCAGGGACATCGATATCACCAGAAGATGAAGTCGCTGTGCAAGAAGCAAGAGCTAAAGCGGGAGGTAAAAATCCTGATGAGATATTTGTAGGAGATGAAGGAGTTGAGATTTCTTCTGAGAGAATGGATGAGTTGATTCCAGAAGTCGATGTTGCTCAGATGAAATCTAATCTGGAAAATGCAAAAAAATCTCAAGAGAACGAAGTTATTGAAGAAGCATTAAACACAGAGAGTTCAAATATAGGAAACGAAGAATTTATTAATACAAATGCGATCAAGATTTCTGTACCGCAAAATAAAAATCTTAAATTTGATGATGATAAAGTATTTACGTTTGCTAACGAAGAAGAATTAAAGACAGCCATAAGTAATTTAGAAGAAGAACTAATTCAATATAAGGATACGGATGCTTCTATTGAAGCTGCTAAAGAAAAAGCAGAATCAGAAGGAAAAGAAACAGACTTAATTTCTCTAGGGTTTGATGAAAATTATTATGATACGAAGTTTAACTTAGAACAGCAACTATTAAACTTCCAAGAATTTATAGAAAGAGCTGATCAACAGATTCTTAAATCACAGATAGAAGAAATACCAGAAAGTGATTTTGATTCTAAAGGTTTAGACAAAGCTGATGAAGCTTTGAAAACAAATGTCCAAGGTATCTTAGGTGACCTCATAAAAAGAGCTGGGTCTTTTGATGTTGAAGTTCGTTTAGTAGACCAGAAAGCTAGAGACGATGCGAAGGAAAGGGGTGATAAATTAAAAACTTTCCAACTAGTTACCAGCACAACAGGTTCTTACATGCTTATTGACCCCATTGGAATAGCTGCTTTTGCAGAAGGGAGGTCAAACTTCAGTACAAAGAGTTTAACTAGGGCTTTGCTGTCAGAAGAAATAGCTCACGCAGCAGTCTTCAACGAGCTATCTCGTAAAGAAATAACAGACCTTTATAATTCGCTTCCCTCTTATGTAGTTCAAAAGACCATAGATACTTACTATACAAATAAAGCTGATAGGGATTCAGCTAACGAACGTCTAAACAGTACAGATGATGCCATATCT